AGGAATGCGAAGCTGTTATAGTTGGTGTTGAAGAGCAGATGGAAAATCTTAATGAGAAAACTGTAAACAACATGGGCTTAAGCAAACGATCCTCTTGTCAAGAAAACAAACGACCTAAAAATACTTTAGGTATGTTCATCTTACGATCTGATCTATGGGAGAAAGAATTTAAGTCAGGCACAGGTAAGGGATTTGACGACAAAAAGAAAAAAGAAATATGGGATAACAAAGAAGCTTACATCGGTCAAATTGTTACCGTTAAATATCAAAAGTACGGTAGCATTGATAGACCGAGAATGCCTAAAGTAATAAAAATAAGACCTGAGTGGGATTTATAGTAAGAAGACGAATCAAATAAAAAGGAGGGTTAAAAGAATGGCAAAGAAAGTAAAAGAAGTGGTGAGTGTAGCAACGATGTTGTCAAAGTTGATTGATAGTGGCATTCATATTAAAGATAACGCAATCAAGTTTGATGCAGGCAACAGTTCAGCAGGTACGAAAGTCAGAGTAGCATTGCAGGATCTGAAAGTTCAGATTAAAGATATTCGTGATGCAGTAACAGCAGTGAAAGAGGCACGAAAGAAGTAAGAACAATGTCAGTGTGGCGTATCAGAGCCAGGTAGAGAAATGTCAGTGACTAACTGATTAATGTCACGGCTAGGGAGCCAAGTATGCTCGGAGTCGGGTGTGGAATCCGGCCACTGACAAAAATAAAAGACACGATGCTTATGCATGGTCGGTTTACAGATAGGGTTGTAGGAGTCAGGTGGGGAATCTGACCGTGTCTTTGATAAGAAAGGAAATAACATGCTGGGATTTTTAGAATTATACACGTACATATTCTCAGGGTTTTGGGTATTCTTAGGATCGATATTAATACTGACAATGGTTTTTCATTTCATATTTTCAATGTGGAATAGATTCTGGAGACATTGGAATATAAGAAAGCATGGATACCCACCAATACACTGTGATGCAGACGGTGATTTTAAGAAAGAAGAGGAAATCTAAATGAACATGTTTGATATTCTAACAGCAAAGGATGAAGCAGAAAGGTTTTTGGAATGCTATAAAAGATTCAACGACAGAATCGTAAATGATAAAGTATTTGCTGACTACTGGAAAATAACAGGCGGAAAAGAAACAGCAGCATTGAAGCGTTCAAGTTTAGATTTAACAAGGGCATTGTCATTTATGAGGGGAAATAGATAAATGAAACAAGACGAAAAGAAAATGGTAGAATTTGAATATAACAATGGCATAAGCCACAACGATGAGTACGTAGCATGTATGAGCAAAGACAAGGACGCTAAATTTCTTTGCAAAGCATCACCCGCTTTTATTCTGTTTATGCTAAACTTGATTGATGAGAAAACACCTGAAGTAATGTCTGACTTTATAGAAAGAAAGATCATGTCACAAGTCATGCTCAATCAGAAAACAATGCACAGTTAACAATCCCACCCACAATCAAAATCAATTATAACACCCAAAGCAACAATCATAAATAAAATCAACACACTATCCTAGTTTCTCTGTATAAAAAGCATTAAGTAAGAGAAAACATTTGCAAATTCAACAATGTTTGCTACAATAAGAATCAAAAACGAAACGAGGATACACAATGTCCAGAAAGAAAATAGAAATAAATCCTGCAACAGAAACACCAACAAAACAATCAAGAAAGAAAGTCAAGAAGAAACCCAGACCACCTAAACCAACAGGAAGACCACCATCAGCATACAATGATAAGACAGCAAATTACATCCTGATAGAACTGATGAAAGGGAGAACTTTAACAAAGATTTGCAATGAAGCGGATATGCCCCCATTGCCTATTATTTACGGTTGGTTAAGCGAATACAGCAAATACTACCATGAAGAATTTAGTAAGTCCTATAGAGAAGCCCGCGAAGTTCAAGCAGATACAATGGCAGATCAGATCATAGATATTGCAGCAGATGGAGAGAATGATACATATACAAGAACAAATCCAAAAACAGGACAACCAGAAACAGCAATCAACTTTGATTATATCCAGAGAAGCAGATTAAGAGTTGATGCAATGAAATGGAAAGCTGCTCACTTGTTACCAAGGAAGTATTCAGAGAGAATGCAACTGACAGGTGCTGAAGGTAAAGATTTAATTCCCACCACTACGACACTGATAGTAAACTTCACAAAGGTAGATAAAGCAGAATGAGTGTAAGGACAATTGAAATAAATATGCCTGAAGCATTTCAATTCTTGTTTGAGCCTCATAGATATAAATCAACATGGGGAGGAAGAGGTTCAGGAAAGTCATGGGCATTTGCAGATGCATTGCTTATATTAGGATTGCAAAAGAAGTTGCGTATTCTATGCACAAGAGAATTACAATCATCCATTGCAGAATCAGTTCATCATCTATTAGAAACACAAATAACAATATTAGGCTTAACAAACGATTACGAGATACAGAAGAGCACAATCTTCAGCAAGAATGGCACAGAGTTTATATTTAAAGGCTTAAAATATAACATTGATGAGATCAAGTCAATGGAGGCCGTCAACATATGTTGGATTGAAGAGGCTCAAGCATTGTCTGAAGCTTCGTGGGAAGTATTAGTCCCTACAATTCGTAAAGATGGATCAGAGATATGGTTAAGTTGGAATACAGGTGAAGTAAAAGACCCTACCTACAAACGATTCGTACTAAGCCCTCCTGATGATTGTGTTAGCAAATTAGTTTCCTTCCGTGATAACCCCTACTTTCCTGAAACATTAAGAAAAGAAATGGAGTATTGCAAGAGAGTTGATTACGATGCTTACATGCATATATGGGAAGGTGATCCATTATCAATCTCCAATGCGTGTGTGTTTAAGGGTAAATATAGAATTGATGATTTTGAAACTCCAGCAGATGCACGATTCTTTCATGGAGCAGATTGGGGATTCAGCAACGATCCCACAACATTGGTCAGATCATTCATTAAGGACAACAAACTGTTTGTGGACTACGAAGCATATGGTGTTGGTGTGGAGCTTGACGAGATACCCGCTTTGTTTAGTGTTGTGCCTACTTATAATACATGGCCTATTAAGGGTGATAATAGCAGACCTGAGACCATTTCTTATTTAAGAAAGAAGCATGGATTAAGAGTAGAAGCAGCAGCAAAATGGAAGGGCAGTGTGGAAGATGGGATTTCTCATCTAAAGAAGTTTGAAGAGATTGTTGTGCATTCACGGTGTAAACACACTGCTGAAGAAATGAAATTGTATTGTTATAAGACAGATTTAAAAACAAACGAAGTTCTGCCTATTATTGTGGACAAAATGAACCATATTATTGACGGGATTAGGTATAGCCTCGATGGTCATATTCGTGGTGGTACGACAAACTGGATTGCAGCAATGTCCTAGTAAAAGTAATAGAGAGATCTAGCAAAACACTGAGGATGGATGCAATGGGAAAATACATCACAGGATTCATTGTAGGCTACTTTGTTTGCATGATCGTTTCGGTGGTAATGAAATCAAAAAATAATGATGATGAATGAAAAGGAATAATTATGGCAACCACAAGAAAGAAAATACTTATCGGTGATAAAGCCACAACAGATGGCTTTTCAAATGTTATAGCAAGACTCGGATTGTCCACTGATAATCTGTCCGCATCTTCCCACTATGGTCTATCCAATTTTATAAGCAGGAATAGACAAGAGCTGGATGCTGCATACAGAAGCAGTTGGTTGGTAGGCAGAGTAGTGGATGCTATTGCAGAGGACATGACAAAGGATGGAGTGTCGTTCTTTTCTGAAATGCTTCCGGATGATATTCAGAAGATACAATCGACAATGTCAGACAATGGTGTGTGGCAATCAATAGCTGATGCAATTAAATGGTCACGTTTATATGGAGGCTGCATTGCAGTTATTCTGACAGACGGTGCTGATTATTCAAAGCCATTAAAGTATAGTCAAGTGGGAAAGAACACGTTTAAAGGATTGCTGGTACTGGATCGATGGATGGTG